CGCGCCTCGTCATTTGCGCGGTAGTAGCGTGCCTTGCGCATCTGCTCTTCGAGCAGGGTATCTACAAGTGCGTCATTCTTGGCGTTACTCAATTCCCACTCGGTGTTCACGCCGTCGGTTACGGACATCTCAAGACGGGTTGCCATCTGCCCCTGCAAGACGTCCATTGCCTTTTTAGCGCGCGGGAAATCGGCAAACGAGAATACGCCGTCAGCAGGCGCGGTCAGCCCCGTTGACAGGGCTGCTGCCTCCTCGGCGGCTATCTTGAATATGCGGTCAATCTCACGCTGATAGTAGCGTACATTGGCTAAGTGCTTGCTGTCGAACTTGTTCATCGTGGTTTGAAATTATCACATGCGCGGTCGCTCAAAAAATGATAGAACTTCCCCTCCTTGAAGTGAATACAACGGCAGAGAATCAGATGTCCGTCAAGAGCCTCACTACACCAGTCGAGGGACAAGGCGCATTGCCGGCATCTGAACTCCACCGCTTTCTTTATCTTTTTCTTACCCATTACATCGTAGGCTCAAAAGCGTCACGCAAGCCCTCGGCCTCTATCTCCTGCATGGTCTTGTCCACGTCTGCAGACCAGCCGAGCAGCTCAATGGACTCGCGCTGCGATACGATGGGCTTGTTGCCGTTGGCGGTCATGAGGTTGTTGATGGTGTCCTTTTCGTCCGTGATGCTGAACGGGGTGATCTCCACCTCTACCGGCAAGGCTTCTATATCTTGCGCGTAACTGCCTCCGATGGCTGCGATGAGGAATTGCTTCACCACATTCACTTCACGCGCGTAGAACTCAAGCAAACGACCACTCTCGTCATTTACCTTCATCTGCGCATCGACGAATAGCTGCTTGCGGCTCTCACCCGACAGTGCCATCTGCGACATTTTCTCATAGTTCCAGTCAGGCAGTTGCAGTTGCGTAAAGAACTGCTGGCGTAGTTCATCCATGTAGAACTTAAGATTCTCCACAGCCTGTGCCCACGTGACATACTGCGCTGCGCTTCCCTTTGGGTACTGAAGAATGGCGCGGCTCTCCTCGGTCTCACTCTTTTCTTGGCCATATCCTATTTCTTGATCGGCAAAAACAACGAACAAGGGCTTCGAGTTCTTGCGCAGGTAGTTCCCGTTGCGGCTCATCGCCCACTCCATCTCATAGACGATATCAGATGTGTTCTCCCATATCGGTGTCGGTCGGTACATATAGATACAGGGTATCTTGCCCAGCGCATAGGCTTCGTCCTCGACAAGTGCCCAGTCGTCGTTCTCGTTGCTCCACTTGTAGTGGTGGTCGGCGGTGTAGGCGTCGAAGTAGTTGACCCAGCGCTTGCCCACCTTGCGGCGGTAGGCTACGGACTGTGCAATCATGTCGCCATACTCATCGAATAGCGGGTACAACTCATCACCCTGCATAGGTGAGAAGTTGATGCAGCGTATCTTGATGTTGGACTTGAAGCCGTAATTTTCGTTGGGTTGTTCAACGGCGTACCAAAGTGTCATTACCTCGCACCCAGCAAACAGCATATTGCTGCGCTCGATGTTCACCGCGTCTATGCGGTTACGGCGGAAGATGTTCTCAAGGAATGATGCCACTTCTTTCTGGCGGTCATTCTTCGGGTTGTAGGTGCGCTTGACGGGTACTCCGTTGCAAAGCTCACTCATACGCTTGACGGCGAGGCGCTGCAGGTCGTAGGTGATGCGCGTCACTTTCTCATACGTGCCGTCAGGGTTGGCGATGTCAGGGTAAAGCGCCCTGTCCATTACGGGGTGCTTCATAGGGTCGTACTGCCATGAGAGGCTCTTCCTGCCGCCACCCCACGCGGGGACAACGACAGACTTCTGCTTGAGGTCGGCTATGATGGCTGCGTTAGGCCTTGCGCCGATTTTGATGATGTCTTGTATTTCCATTGTCTTATATTAATAGACGAGCCTTGCGGTTCGTGATTTGTCTATCGGTTTGAACGGGTTGTCAAGGTGGTAGTTGCAGGCATAGCACAGCACATCCACGTATTCGTCGTGAGGCTTGGCCGGGAAGCCGCACACCTCGTCAATGAAGTCTTCATTCCACGCGCCATCGACAAGCACCACGCGTCCACTCTCCACCGATGGCGAGGCGGCATTGAGGCGTGTCTCCTTGCTGTCCGAGGGTGACGGCGTGGCCACCACATTGAGCCGCGACACCTCGCGCAACTGGTCAATGACCGAGAGGCCGTTGGCCTTTGGCTCAATGCGTATTGAGGACGCAGCGGTGTAGCCATGTTCTGCTACATATGACGGGATGAAACGCAGCAAGTCGGGGAACTTCATGTGAACCTTTCGGCCATGGGTGATGTACACATCATTGCCAATTCTGCACGTGGCTATGATTCCGCTTGGGTCGTTAGCTGTCTTGTCAGTGTAAGCGGTATCCAGGAAGAAAATAACCGGCTCTCTTGTGTGCAGCTCGCTAAATTTTTCGGCTGTGATAACCTTGAACCAATCACGCTTGATGATGTTACCGCCCTCTATGGTCGGGTGCTGCTGATAGAGTGCGGAGAACACCCTCGGTGAACGCTCGCGCGCTGCTTCCAGCTGTTCAAGCGAGTGCCTTTTCTCCCACAGAGCCTCACCAACTTGACGCGGGTCGTTGATGTCGCTTGCGTCTTCCCTGATGGCCGGGATGGTAAGCACTCTCCATTTGTGTGCCTCATGCGCAAGAATGCGCCCGGCTAGGTCATCCTCGTGCCATCGTGTCATAATGAACAACTGCCTTGACTCGTTGTGCAGGCGCGTTAAAAACACAGACGTGTACCAGTCCCACACTCGTTCCCGATACGTCGTTGAATAAGCCTCAAGAGCATCCTTCACCGGGTCATCAATGATGGCGATGTCAACGGGTGTGCCGGTGAGTGAACCGCCAACACCTGTTGACTTGTAGAAGCCTCTGTGGCCTACGACTTCAAAGAAGTCCACCTTTCTGAGGTATCCTTTCACGTTAGTCTGCACACCGCCGTTGATATATGTTTCGGGGAATATGTATTGATATTCCTCGCTGTCTATTGTGCGCTGGATGGATCGTGAGAACTGCTCTGCCAGCGTAGCCGAGTATGAGCAGCCGACAATTTTGATGTCGGGGTCGCGCCCCAACGCCCACGCAGGAAAGTTGCGCGATATTATCTCACTCTTGCCGTGTTGAGGCGGCATAAAAACCATGAGGTTCTTTATCTCACCGCTCATCAGCCGTTGGCAATGGTCGGCAATAAGGCGGTGAAACCACTCCAGTTGGTACTTGGAGTTGATATAGCCTAGGAAATGCGAAAACGATGACGGGGCGAGGAGTCTTAGCCTCTCTCGCTTCAGTTCCATCAGCCTTTTTCTTCGCTCCATCTCGTTCATTATCGCTCTCTGTTGTCTAGTTTTTCAAGCCGTGCGATTTCATCGTTGATTTGGTCTATCGTCATATCCTCGCCATCATGCGTAGGTTTGATGGCGATGTCTGCTCGCTGGCGATTTTGATAGTGCTCCGGATCAAGGTTTGTAAGCAGGAAAATGGCAGCGCCTATATCTGGTTTATAGTACTTCCTGGTCTTTCGCATCTGATATGGTTTTGGCTCTCCATTTGCTCCAACTCGGAACTGCTGCTCTACCTCTTCACGCTCATAGCCTTTAGCGGCCATCGCCAGCGAAAGATGCAGATCCTGCGTGAGATTCTTCTTAAACACGGCCTTTCCGCGCTCAATGGCATCCTTAAAAGCAGGGAACCTGGTCACCCACCTGCGGCACGTCTTGTCGTCAACGCCGAGATGCGCGACAAAGTCTTTAAGTTGCGCCCCCCCAAAGTCCATGAGACCGTTCTTGCTTACATAATCAAAAGCGGCCTCGTCATATTCTTTCCCGTATTTCGCCATGTCATTTATTGTTATCGTCATCAACGTACACCGCCATAGAGCCATCGCTCATCTGCACAGAGCATTTGTAGCACTCCGGAATTTGCAGGACAACCCATCGTGCAATATTTTCGCCGGTGGGCGGGTCGTCGAGGAAGTTGTTAAGATGTTTGTGGTCGAGTTGCCGGATGATATCACCGACATTGCCTAGGTCGGTAACCATCCCGTCTGCATTCAGCTTACGCTTACGGCAGTAGGCAATAATAGTGAGGTTGTGACCATGAATTTCACGACCGACAAGATGCGTCACCGATACTTCGACTTTTTTCTGCGTGTAGTACATTCTGTTTTTTTATTTGGGGTTGGTATTGTTGGCATTAGGTTCAATTCTCACAGCCTTGCCGCCAGTGAGAGTTTCCCATCTTTTTATAATGACATCGCAATAGTGCGGGTCAAGTTCCATCATGCAGCATCTGCGACCAAGCTGCTCTGCGGCAATCATCGTTGTGCCGCTGCCTCCGAAAGCGTCAAGCACAATGTCGCCTTGCTTGGTGCAGTCCTTCAGACAATTCGCTACCAGTTCAACAGGTTTCATAGTCGGGTGTAGGTCGCATTTTCGTGGCTTGTCGTACTGCCATATTGTTGTCCTGTTCTCCCCCCCCCTATAGTTGTGGTGTGATTTTGTCCAGGTGTAGAAGATGGGCTCGTGCTGGTAGTCATAGTCAAGTCTTCCAAGCGAAAAGGTAGCACAATTCTTACACCAGATAAGTATGTGCCTAACTGTAAGTCCGGCATCCTTCATCATCATCATCATCATCAGTCCAAGTTCCCCGCCTTGCGGTGAGGTGACGAAATATGATGCGTCATCCTTGCACGAAAGGCGCACATTGGTCATCGCCTTGACTAAGATTGGGTATAGCTCTTCAACCGACAATGTGTCATTCTCAATGTTGCGTTCTATTGAATTGCCTCCATTCACTGAATTGAGAGTTGCATTTTTATCGCCGATGCTCACTCCGTATGGCGGGTCGGTGAAGCACATGTCGGCCTTTGCCCCATTCATCAGTTTCTCAAAGTCCTCGGCACTTGTGCTGTCACCGCACATCAGACGATGCTCACCCAGTTGCCACAACTCACCCCGCTGGCAGATGCTCTCGGTGACCGAAGATTCATCAAAGTCATCTTCTTTCGCATCGTTGCCACCACTGGCGGAGCCGCCCCAGTCTTCTGGGAGGTCAAGACCCCAGCCTTGAACTTCATCCGCATCCCACTCATTTGCGATCATGTCCCAGTCGTATTTGCCGAAGCCGTTATTGTCGATGATGGTGTAAGCCTTTAGGGTCTCCACTGGAGTCTCAGCAGGAATGACAACACAGGGCGCAGAAGTGTAGCCAAGCTCCTCCATCGCACGATAGCGCATATTGCCGCCTATGACCACGTAGTTCCCGTCTGCCAATGGGTAAACCATCAA